ACCAGGTTTGAATGCTCTATTCGGCTTGGAATATAAACGTTATGAGAATCAGCATGCTGAAATCTACACTAGCGAATCTTCAGACAGAGCGTTTGAAGAAGAAGTTATGTTATCAGGTTTTGCGAATGCTCAGGTTAAACCCGAAGGATCAGGTGTAACTTTTGACAATGCTCAAGAGACTTACACTGCAAGATATACACACGAAACTGTGGCTCTTGCTTTCGCAATAACTGAAGAAGCAATCGAAGACAACTTGTATGACAGACTTGCTAGTAGATATACTAAAGCATTAGCTAGATCTATGGCGAACACAAAACAAGTAAAAGCTGTTAATCCATTAATTAATGGATTCGGTACATTCACTTCTGGTGATGGTTCTGCATTATTTGCAACTAACCACCCAACAGTTAGTGGAACTGTATCAAACACTTTAGCTGTACCAGCTGACTTGAATGAAACTTCACTAGAGCAATCTTTAATCGATATTGCTGCAATGACAGACGAAAGAGGTCTAAAAATTGCTGCAAGAGGTGTTAAAATGATTGTTCCACCTGAACTTCAATTCACAGCTGAGAGATTGATGAAATCTCAAGGTAGAGTCGGAACAGCTGATAATGATATCAATGCAATCGTTTCTATGGGAATGGTTCCTCAAGGTTATAGAGTGAACAATTTCTTAACAGATCCAGATGCATTCTACATTATCACAGACGTGCCTAACGGTATGAAGTACTTTGATAGATCACCTATCAAAACTTCTATGGAAGGTGACTTCGATACTGGTAACGTAAGATACAAAGCTAGAGAAAGATACTCTTTTGGAGTTTCTGACTTTAGAGGTATTTTTGCATCACCAGGTGCATAATAATTAGAAATTTTGAGGCGGGACACAATCCCGCCTCATTTTTAATATAGAAAGAAAAAACGATGAATAAATATATTATAAAAATATTTACAAAAAAACTTCAAACTGAATTTGAAATTGAAAGTGATAAAGAAATAAATAATGCGGACGAGCTAAATAAACCCATTATTGACTTCTTGGGAAAATCTGATATAAAATGGGAACAAAATGATTTACAGTACCACGGTGCTGGAAGTGATTTTTATATAACCTATGAGGAGGTTAAACATGGCTCAGGACAACATGATACTGTTCGCGAAGAAACTGAAACTCGAATCTAGATGGAACGAGTTGTTTCTTGAAAATAAAGGACAGATAACACCCGAAATGTCTGTTTTAGGTGATGAGATCAAAAGAGTAATTAGATCCATTATTCGAGAACAAGAAGCTCAAGTTCATACCAATGAAAAAGATTACGAAGTACATCTTTTCGCTGGTTAATTAAACTTGATAAATCGCTGTAAATAGAGTTTTTCCATAGGGATTTCTTGCACTTTTTTATAATTTCATATATAAATTAAACACTATACATAAATTAAATTAAATGTAGACGCGTATAGTCGACGACCTAGAGACTACATTTAAAAAACTAGGAGAAAAATAAAATGGCAAACACAACTTTTTCAGGTCCAGTAAAATCAGATAATGGTTTCATTGCACCTTCATATACTTTAGTAGAAGCAGCGGCGATCAGTTCACCAGCAACTGGTTTAGTTATCTACGTTTCAGATGCAACGGGTTCAGGAGTTACTGGATCACTTTGTTTCTACAACGGATCTGACTTTATCGACGTTACTACTGGTATAGCAGTAGCATAAATAATTATAGAGCTCCTTCGGGAGCTCTTAAAACTTAGGAGTTTAAAATATGAAATCAGATGTAAAAGCAGTTAGAGTTACAGGCCCAGGTTCTGTATTCGCTGGAAGAACAAGATTAAGAGGAATTATTCTTGCTAATAGTACAGCTGGTGCTGGTACAATAACTTTACAAGATGGAAATGCTGTTACACAATTCGTAGGAGATTGTCCAACTGGAGATGTATTCTCTTTCAATATTCCTGAAGATGGAATTTTATTTGAAAATGGAATGACAGTTTCTGCATATTCAGGTTTGACAGCGGCTACAATATTATTAGACAAGTAGGAGGTCTAAATGGCTAATACTACTTCGGGTACAACTACATTCGAGAAAGGTTTTTCTATATCAGATATTATAGAAGAAGCTTATGAAAGAATCGGAATACAAGGTGTATCAGGTTATCAATTAAAAGGTGCAAGACGTTCTTTAAACATAATGTTTCAAGAATGGGGTAATAGAGGTTTGCATTATTGGGAAGTAGGAAATAATTCAATTACATTAGTAGATGGTCAATCAGTTTATACTATGTATAGATCAACTTCTGATGGCACTTCAAATGCAACAGCTATTTATGGTGTAGATGATATTTTAGAAGCTTCTTATAGAAATGCTTCAAGTGTAGATACACCTCTTACAAAAATTAACAGATCAACTTATCAAGCATTTTCAAATAAAACTTCTGAAGGTCAACCTACTCAATACTTTGTACAAAGATTTATAGATAGAGTAACTATTACTTTATATTTAACACCTGGTTCTTCTGAAGCCGGAAACTTTATTAATTACTACTATGTAAAAAGGATTCAGGATTCAGGAGCTTATACAAATGATGCAGATGTTCCATATAGATTCGTACCTTGTATGGTATCTGGATTAGCATATTATTTATCAATTAAATTTGCTCCAGAAAGAGCACAAATGTTAAAAATGTTATATGAAGATGAATTGAATAGAGCTTTAACTGAAGATGGTTCTTCATCAAGTTCTTTTATAACCCCAAAAACTTATTATCCAAATGTCTAAATTATCTAGAGGAAAATATGCACAAGCAATATCAGATCGATCTGGAATGGCGTTTCCTTATAATGAAATGGTTAAAGAATGGAATGGTTCCCTGGTGCATGTTTCCGAATTCGAGGCTAAACAGCCACAGTTAGAACCAACAAGATTTACCGGTGATCCACAAGGATTGATGAATGCAAGACCGGCAAGAGTAGAACCTGCTACAGAAAATTTATTACCTGGTAATCCATTTAGTTTTACTTTAGGGTCTGCAGTAGTGACTGTTACAGAAACAAATCATGGTAGAAGTAATGGTAGTACCGTTTGTTTTAGAAATGTTGATGGAAGTCCTGGAGGATTAGCATATACAGTGATTGAAAACGCTGCAGGATTTGTTATAACAGTTATTAATACTAATAGTTATAGTTTTAATTGTGGAAGCAATGCAACTGTAACGGAAAAATCAGGAGGAATGTCTGCGACAGCTGGTCCAGTTACATTAACACCATAATGGCATATACTTTAACAAATTTACAAGATGATATTAGAAACTACACTGAAGTAGATAGTTCAGTTTTAAACACTGGTATTTTAAATACAATTATTAAAAACTCTGAGAATAGAATTTATAGAGACGCTGATTCTGATGATAACAGATTTTATGCTACATCAAATCTACAAGCTGGAAATAGATATGTTACTATTCCATCTGATTTAAGATTTATTAGATATGCACAATTAACTGATGCATCAGGTAATCAAGTATTTTTAGAAAAAAGAGATACATCATTTATGGCTGAATATTATAATACACCTGGAACTCAATCAGGACTTCCTAAGTATTATGGTAATTGGGACGCTAATTATTGGGTAGTATCACCTACTCCAGATAGCACTTATTTAATTACATTAGCTTATACTAAGCAACCTACTAGCTTAACAGATTCTTCTGTTAGTGCTTCAGGAACTTATCTATCAAACAAATATCAGGATTTACTTTTGTATGGATGTCTGGTAGAAGCATATGGATACTTGAAAGGTCCTGCAGATATGTTACAATACTATGAAGGATCTTTTCAAAGAGCTTTACAATCGTACGCGATCGAACAACAAGGTCGTAGACGCCGGGATGAATGGCAAGATGGGGCCATTCGTACTCCACTTAAATCTGAATCACCATCAAAATACTAAGGAGATAAAACATGGCAAATATAGTACCTGACTCTTTTAAAACAGACCTACTTGGTGGAGTGTTTGATTTTGATTCTGGTGGATCAACTTTCAAATTAGCACTTTATACATCATTGGCTGGTTTTAGTACTGCCACAACAGCGTATACAACTACTAACGAAGTTCTTTCGGCTGGTACAAACTATACTGCAGGTGGTAATACTTTAACTAATAATGGTGTAGCAATATCAAGTAACATTGCATATGTTGACTTTGCAGATTTAACTTTTTCATCTGTAACTTTAAC